AAGAAAGTAGAAATAACATGAATGACTTAATAGATGATGATGATCTAATAGATAGATCTTTCGGAGCTTCGATTCAAGATATACAAAGCTATCGCAGTTATCCAATGACATCTCGTGGTATCTCACAAGAAATAGTAGACCACTTTGAAGTTAAGATGTCTGTGAATAGTAATGGTAAGCCTGAAGCACACTACTATCCTTGGACTATTGATGGTAGGGTGACAGCATATCAAGAACGTAAGTTGCCTAAGACCTTCAGAACTTATGGAGACTTTAAGAATGTCGAACTATTCGGACAAAGACAAGCAACTTCAGGATTTACGTTGGTTATCTGTGAAGGAGCCATCGACACCATGTCGGTCGCACAAGCCTACAAAGAAAAGTATGGACGTACCTATGCTGTTGTCGGTGTTAGTGCTGCTTCTTCTACCTCTTGTGCTTTGGCTCAAAGGGACTGGATAAATAGCTTCAAGACTGTAGTTATTATGATGGATCAAGATGAAGCTGGTAAGAAGATGACAGACTTCTTAGGTAAGATGATCAAGCCGGGTAAGGCAAAGGTCGCAAAGCTACCTGAGAATGACGCTAACGATACATTAATGAAGCATGGTTGGAAGACCTTGATGGAATGTATTTGGAACGCTCAGAGTTGGAACCCTTCAGGTATCGTAACTGGTCAGCCTATATGGGATCAGTTTATGCAACGTCAAAATGTAGAATGTGTACCATACCCTGATTGTCTCAGTGGTTTGAACACAAAGCTAAAAGGAATTAGGCATGGTGAGATTACTCTATTCACTTCTGGAACTGGTAGTGGTAAATCTACTGTCATCAAAGAAATTATCTTGGATCTTCTGTCAAAAACGAGTGACCGCATTGGGCTTATCAGTCTGGAGGAGAGCGTTGGAGACACGGCAGAGAAATTCATCGGGATGGCTATCAAGAAGCCTCTTAATGAGGACTCACCTCCTCCTGAAGACGAGCTTAGACAGGGTTTTGATGAGGTCTTTGGAGATGAAAGACTCGTCCTCCTTGACCACCAAGGATCAGTAGGTGATGATAGTTTGGTTGACAAGATTGAGTACATGGCCCTAATGGGATGTAAGTACTTAGTACTAGACCACATTACTATTGCAGTATCTGAAGGTACTGATGGCCTATCAGGCAACGAAGCCATTGACAAGTTCATGTCTGACTTACTCAAGATAGTAAAGAGACATAACATATGGCTAGGTTTGATCTCACACTTGCGTAAAGCACAGGGTGGGAAAGCATTTGAGGATGGTAACATTGCATCCATTGATGACATCAAGGGCTCTGGTTCTATCAAACAGATCTCATTTGATATCATTGCATTCTCTAGGAATCTAACAGCAGAGGATGAGGATGAACGTAACACTGTACAATTCCGTGTACTTAAATCAAGGTTCACAGGGAAGACAGGTGATGCGGGGTCAGCTGCTTACAATCCCAACACTACAAGGCTTATTGCCAAAGAGGTAGGTTTTGATTACATAACTACATAGGAGAATATATGTCAGCACTCCAAGAGATAGTTGACTACCTTGTAAAGAGGGTAGATGCTGTTAGCCCAGCACGTAGAAGACCCCATCTTGCTGGGCTCTTACTTAGACTATCAGTTAATTACAGTGAACGTATGGAAGACTACGTTCTTAAAAGCATCTCAATACTACAGATGCAATTCACAAAGGATACCAGCTCAAGTCCAGCTGGTACCACCACCCTCACCAATGCATCCACTAAGATAGGTCAAAGCATTGGTAGAGAGTTGGATAGGGAGCCCCTTCCTTGGGGCTCTCAAGTATCTATAGGTGACCTATTCATAGAAGCCTTATACAATTTAAACTTTATAGAACTATCATACGCCAAAACTAGGAACAGTTGTCATGTTGTGTCAGCTGCTCCTCGTTGGTATGAGATAGGTGTGATACCCTCAAAGGGTGCAAGCTTTCCATTAGCTGCAACTACTACAATTAAACCTAAGAACATCAATAAGATGTTCCAAAGTGTTAATGGGGTAGGTAGACCTATCATTAAGGGTAGACTAGAAGGTGATTACATAAACCCATACGCACCTTGGGTATTGTCTATAAATAAATTACAACAAACAGCATGGAAAATTAATGCCCCAGTGTACAAAGCTATGGTTGAAAGCAAAGAGCTGTTTGTTTTAGAAGATCCTGTAACAGACAACGATGCTAAAGAACTTAAGCGTAGAAGTAAGATGGTTGAGTGGGCATTCATATCAGAGAAAGCACGTAAGCTATCTGAGTTAGATGAGTTCTATCAGTACCTAGATGCTGACTACAGAGGTAGACTATACTACTGTGAAAGCTTTATGAACTTCCAAGGATCTGATTTGGCTAGGGGTTTGTTTAAATTCAAACACGCAAAGCCAATGACTGAGAGTGGGTTGCAATGGTTAGCAATACACACCGCATCTGTATTCAATATGTCATACGGAATAGATGAGATACCTGAATGGTGTACAGCAGATTACAAATCACACCTTAAAGATGAGGGGTTGGATGACATATCTGTTGACAAGATGACACTTGAAGATCGAATCATATGGACTAATGAGTACATGGAAGAGATCATTGAAGCTGGTAAACACTTAAACTTCTCTAGTGAGGCAGAGAAGAAAGTGTCTTTCCTTGCAGCGTGTGTTGAATGGTATGAGTTTGACTGTGCATTTAAAGACAACAGGATACACATGACATCCCTACCTATCCCTATCGATGGTAGTAACAATGGATGGCAACACCTAGGTGCTATCTCTAAAGACAATCAAACTGGTGACCTAGTAGGGTTAATCCCTTCAGAGATACAGAAAGACTTCTATGTTCAGACTGCTAAAGAGATGATCAACCTCTGTGAAGATGACAGACTGAACAACATACTTACTACCATGCCTATGAAAAGTATACGTAAGGGTATATCTAAACGTGGGTCAATGACTAGGGCATACTCAGCTGGCTCTAAGAAGATCGCTGAGAACATGTTCTTTGATTGTAAGTCGGAAGACTACCACACAGAGTATGGCATCACACAGGACGATTGTACTAAGCTATCTAAGCTTCTTATAAAAGCCATAGACAAGGTATGTCCCGGACCTCTATCTACTATGAGTTACTTACAGAACTTAGCTATGTACCAACTAGGTACACATGTTAAAGTAGACTCTGATGGTTACGAAGCCAATGGAGAATACAGAGAGTTGTCACAAACTCGTGATGAGTTAATGAAGAAAAACTTTAAGACAGATGAAGATCTTATGAAGTTAAACGATACTGTTATAAAACTAAAAGAATTCACCACTAACCTTAAGCATGGTAAAGGTGAAGACAGGATCGAATGGAGTACACCCTCAGGCTTTAATGTTATCTATGAGAAATGGATAATGCAAGATAGGAAATCAAGAGGTAGGATTAAAGGTTACGGAAATAAATCAGGACAAGTAACTCACGTAGCTCTTGTACCTACACGTATGCCTGATCGTAGAGGGTTTGTATGTGGCATGTCACCTAACTACATACACTCAATGGATGCAAGTCACATGGCACTGGTGATATCAGAATGGGATGGTTGCTTTGCAGCTGTACATGATAGCTTCAGTACCCATGCTAGTGATGTGGATAGTCTACTAGACCTTACAAAACAAGTGTTCATACGAATGTACGACTACGATAATTACTTTGAGACAATACGTAACTACATAACAGGTGCCGAGGATGATGTAGAACAACCTGCGTTAGGCACATTAGACATAAAGGAGATTGAAAACAGTGATTACTTCTTCGCGTAAATCATACAACCACTTAGCACTTAGAGGGCTACAAGTAGAAGACGATGAGTTTATTAACGATTGGAACTCTAACCCTTTAACTAAAACAAAACTAACTGAAGATCTTGCATTCACTATGAATCTAATGCCAGCTGTAATGGACATAGGTATAGATGAAGACCTGCAGAAAGGTCTAATTGATAACAAGGGAGCTCAGAAACGTAAGCACGATCAAATGAAAGAGTATCGTGAGCTACTCGCAAAACAAGGTATGTTAAAATAAAAATTAAAAACCCCCAAGGAAACCTTTCGGTTCTCTTGGGGGTTATTTTTTTTATGGAGTGTAAAACTGTAAGGCAATCCTATCACCTGACTCAGTTCTATATCCTTCTTTAAGAAATACTTCTTTTAGTTTTTTCTTATTAGCTTCCGCTTCAATGATTAACGAATCTAATCTTGCTTCTATCTTAAGTTTTGAAGACATTAACCTATAGAACATTTTCAAATGGGCAACAGTCACTTGCTCTGGTGGGTTAACAGGATTGTATCCAACACTCATCATGTTTTTTACAAATGTATTTACATTATCATCCCGCCTTTTCCCACTCTCTTCAGTAACCTTACCATCACTACCCCTTACCTGTAAGAATTTATTTAATTTATTATAAAGAACAGGGTAGCCAACTTTAGCTCCGTCTGGGCTGTTTGTTGTTATTGACTGCAACATGTAAGACATGTAGGCACTCTCATTATTAGAGATAACATCTGTGTCTGCCCTCTTACTAAGGTCTTGTTTGAATTGATCAGTAGCTTTCTTTAAAGCTTTACGAGTTTCTTTTAAGTAACTCCACTCCATAGATACCTTCATCCAATTCTTATTAACCTCTTCAAGCATAACATCGTACCCAAAAACATCAACCTTAAAGGAATCATATATAGGGTACACATATGGAACTCCTCCAGATGATTTAGATAATCTTTCATAAGAGGCACCTGATGTAGACAAGGCTACAGTAGCTGCATCTATTCCCTGAACAGGAGCAACAATAGCTCCGCTATAAGCATGTCCTCCGACTTCTGGGTGTCCTTTCCTTATCTTACTAGATGATGATGAAGGGAAACTTTCATAGTGAGCCACTGTTGTTTTTTTTATATCGCCTTGCATATCTTTCATAGTTATCTTTGTCTTTTCAGAATCATCATAACTAACAGATTGTTTACCGCCTATGTATAAGTCCATACCAGTAGGGCTTTTAATTACCATAGGGTATCCCATAGTAGAGAACAAAGATGCTGCACCTCTCATAGTAGACCTTGCCATCTTAGCTTGATCAGTAAGTATGCCTTCCAAAGCTATAGAATACTTTTCTAAAAGAGCAATGGAAACAGCCTCCATAGAGACACCATTCTCAACTAACGAATCTAAGGCAGCATTAAACTCAGAGGGAATTGGATTACCATTGTTGTCAATCTTCTCCCCTAGCTTTACCCTTATCAATTGCATAGTTTCATTGATAGCATCGACAAAACTTTCAATCTCCTTCCCATAACCTAAAGTCATGATAGTTAATTTAGCTAAGTCCCTATTTTTAAAAACCTCTTTAGCAACAGCAATGAGAGAAGGTACATCTTCAGATTTAGTATTGCTCCAATCAGTAGGTATTGTTTGGTTAGCATCAGAGATTAATTTATCTCGTATGTCACCATCATCTAAAAGAGTAAGCCTTGTCTTTCGAACAACACCTGTCATGTATGCAGTATCTAAGTCTCCTAATTGCACAGAGTTACTGGCAGTACCATGAGTCTTTCCATCCATGTAAGCATTAAGATAAGTAGAGAAGCCTGTGTTTAAATCAGGATTTGATTTAGCATTAGTCTTATAATCTACATACTTTGAATAATCCATTAATGCTTCCATATAAATAAGACCATCTTGTTTTCTATCTTTTATTTTAGCAATTAACCTAGCATCAAATTCGTTATTAGGATCAAGGTTTAACCCAGAGAACTTAGGGAAATCCTTATTAGTAATTGAGATACCATTAGAGATTGCTTCAGACACAGCTTCATATTCAGCATCGGTCATTTGTAAAGCAGCCCTTAACCTGTCTCCTTCCTTCTTTAACATAGGAGTGTCAATTACTAATTGGATTTCTCTCATACGAGGTAACAAATTTTCACCTGCTTCTTTCGTAACAGCGTTAGTAGTTGCGTCCTTTTCCTCACTTATGAGGAGCATAGCTTGCATACTCCTATAGTTCTTATCTAATCTACTGCCCGGTTTAAAGATAGCAGGTCTGCCAGAAGATGTTACAAACCTAACATGCTTAGAACTAGTGGGGTTAAATAGTGTTTGCATAGCTGCAAGTCTACCTTGAAATCCTTGAATGAAAAAGGAAAAATAGTTTAAACCTTTTCTTTCTTGAGTTATAGATTGCACAACTTGAGCAACCTTATCCATCTGTTTACTTAGTTCTAGTTCAGGATTGTATGGCTTACCTCCAGCATCATAAGGGTTCAATAGACCAGTTGCCTTATACTCAGCCAGCTTAGAGTCACCAATACCATTGATCTCTGCTTGCCAAGTAGTTGAATCACCAGTAGCAAGTACAGGAAGTATGGTAGACAATATTAATTTACTTCTTTGAGGATCAACACGATGACCTATCGTACTTAAGTTTGCTTTTGCAGATGTCAAAATGCTACCCATCTTTTGAAGAAAAATACCACCAGTCCTTTCCTTTTTCTTAGAGCCTACACCAGTACCTTTTATACCTAGTGGACTAGGGTTTTTATTAGGTCTTACATTTAAAGAAGGAAACAATAACTTACGATCTGCCATTCCCTTTTCTAAAACAATCTCTCCTTCTTGAGTTAGTTGATATACGTTTTGCTTAGTAGTTTTATCTTGATACGATATCACTAAGTCAGGATTTGATTGAGCCCACAATTCTTTGTATGCAGCACCTAATGTTTCAGATTCCTTTTGTGTTAATTTAACAGGAGTTCTTAATTCGTTTATCATTGGGTCAGCCTTAGCTGTTTCAATTGCTTGAGCTTCTGGAACCCCTTGACCTACCATCTCTGAAACCTTAGTGCTAGTAATATCTCTAATTCTAGCATCACGTAATGTGGTTTGATACAACGATGCAATTTCTTGACCAATAGCACCATTCATATTAGCTTGAGTTAAGACTGCTTGTTTGTTTGTTTCCAGAACTTGTTTTGCATTTACGTCCGGGAGAAGAGATTTTTGTTGTTTAGTAACATCTGTATATGTTTCTAATGGTACATATTGTTCACCATCTTTTTGAGCTTGGAAATAATTAGCAATGTGATTCTCTACTACAAGACCCCCTGCTTTACTCATGACTGGATCAATGGTTCTATTTTTTTCATTAGCAGGGTCATATTGGACAGCCCCTATCCTACTAGCAGCTGCAAAGAAAGACCCATCTTTTAAGGCAGCATAAGCATCAGCCGCATCACCATCACGTAGTCCGTCTGGTCCTAAAGTTTGAGGATAGGCTGGCCCTTGGCCCGAAGGATTAATCCCCGCACCAGATGCAACCATTACACTCAACTCATCAGCCCGATCCATCATACCCCCATCAGATTTAACAAATTGTTTACGAGATCTGTTAGGTATGTCCAACCGTTTTGCAGGATTTAATCTATTTTCCCTTGTAGTTTTTAATTGGTTATCTGTAAGTCGTTGTTGCTCTATCTCAGAGAGAGGGGCCAAAGCTTCATCAAAGAAACTACTGACAGCACCAACTACATTAGCTTCTGTTTCAGGATCACTGACTACAGATTCACGTTCAAGATTGTTAGCACCATCGTCTATCAGATAACCATCGTCTGCCATATTTTTATTTAGTTGAATGCTTTTAGTTTTTTCAATAGCCTCATCTAAAAGTGAATTAGTTGACCTTCTTTGTGGAAGTCTTTTCTCTAAGGCATCAATTGGACTTTCAAGAGAGCCCCCTTGTAGAAAGGGACTCCCTGAACTTGTAGTTGATTTAGGTGCCATTATTAGTTCTCCTCGTTATCTTTATAGTTCCAACCCTTACCAGTAACAAAACTAGCCAAGCTCTTGTTAGTGTCTGTCAGAGGACCAATAATCGGTGTTGACTTTGCAATCTGATATATACCACGTTCTGCATCCCCTGTAGCTAAATTAACTGCAGCATCTGCAAGCCTTCCGACATACCCAATTGTAGGACTCTCACCAGTTGCTTGGTTATATGCCCATCCACCGATACCATTAGATCGTTGACCATAAATAGGTGCAAACATATCTATGATCCTTTCACTAGTACCTAACAAACCAGATGCCATAACACCACGCCTAACATATTCAGGAGTATCTAGGTATGGGTTACCTAATGTACCTTCGTCATCCTCGTCATCAAATTTAATCTGATCTTTTATAGCTTGAGTAAAGAAACCCATAGCAATCATAGTAGACAATAATACAAATGTATTATATCTCATTGTAGGTGTACCACGTTTGATATAATCATTCCACATTCGAGGTATTTGATTTGCTGTGAAGGTAGATATGAAACCTTGGAACTGTGTAAACAAAGCAAACCTAGGATCTTGGTAGATCAGAGGTCTGTTGGCAGCTCCGGGTAATGGTACAGCTTGGTTGATAAAATTATAGGTAGCTTCGTTAATAGTAGTTTCCCATTCTTTCATTTTATTTGGGTCAGCTAATATTAAAGCAACTTCTTCCTCAGGTAATGTGTTTAAATCATAATGGAACTTTGCAAACTGTTCAACAGGAACACCTAAACTTCTAAGTTTTTGTTCAGCTTCTTGAGCCTCTCTTGTATCCGGTGTTTGCCCTGAGTCTCTCATGTAAACAATCCTAGAATTCTCTAATAAGAAATCATAAGCCATTGCCGCACGAATTGCACGAGTGTAGTCTGTCCATTGTGTTAAACCAATAGCCTTAAAGAACGCTTCCATAACATTCCTACGACTGTCAGATACTTCACTAACACCTGTCGTAGTTGCGGCTCCAACATCCCATGAATAGAAGCCTAGCTTTCGCATGATATTACTACCAACACTTCTTGCACTCTTCCTGAGTATGCCATCATCAACAGCTTGTTCAACCCTTAAGAATTCTGGTACAAAAGAATTTACAAACTCTTTAGTAAAAGATTGTATACTCCCGTTCTTACCAAATATTTGTTCATTGGTTAAGGCACCTTGGGTCATTGCCATTTCTGGTAACGATGAAAACGTAGCTAAAGGTAAAGCAGAAAGTGTCATGAAGAACATTACATTCTTCTGGAATCTCATAAGTTTTTTACCTGTCTTTGTCTTAGGTCTATTATAGTTTCCAGACACAGCTTCTAATATGTCAGACACATCAGCAGCAATCCGGTTAACCTCATCTGTAGAGATACCTTCAGCTTCCATTTTATTAAGTAAATGAGATATGTTTTCAGCATCCTTACCTACATACTCCATCTGAGTTGTATACCTAGCAGCTGACTTGGCTGCATTAGCTACGTTAGCAAAGATATCTGCTTCAAAGAATTTAGAAAACTCTTGCCTTTCCGAAAGACCTAATGTTCTTTCCTTATGGGCAGCTGGATTTAATGAACCAACATTAGAAAGTAATGCATCTTCAATGTCATTAACTAATGGATTGTCTATCATTTCATCTGTTATACGTTCAGCTTCTGCAGCCGATAGGTTGTTACTGCCAAGCTTTGTCATAAGTAATTCTTTAAATTCAGCTTGGTTTTTGTAAACCATGTTCTTATCAATTGACTTGTATCTTGCTAGGTAATTAGGTAAGTCACCCATCTTAGCACCAGCTTCTATTTGATCATCTCTTAGTAGCCTCCCAAGAGTGTTCAATTGATTGCCTAAATTTACAATGACTTCCCTGTTTTTTAAATTTATAGGGACTTTACTACCATCAAACATATTATTTGTCTGGTACTCAGGGTTGTTAAGGATATCATAAACCTCTTTACTTATCCTAGCTTTATCAGATGATCTAAACACCCCTGCAAAACTTCTTAATCCCATAGCTTTATAAAACATTTCAGGATCAGACACTTGATTTTTATATGCTGTAACTAAATGATGTTGTGCCGCCTCTATCCCAGACCCACCATGTAAAGGAGTTAAAGTTCCTCCAAGTATAGACGCCAATGCCCTAGCTGATGCAGACCTATCTAAAACAGATTTAGGTATTGCATTTGTCACCGAGGCTTGCCAAAGGTTTGATACATTCATGACAGAAGACGAAGCTTTTTCCATAAAAGTTTTTGAATTATTATTTTGTGAATTAGCTGCAGTCCTTGAAGCAACAGTGGCATCTGCAGGTGAAGCTTCATTTCTTTTATTGATAGCTTGTGCAGATAAACCTGAACCTTCAGCACCTTTATTTGCATTTCTAGTTTTAGTTTTAATATTCAAGACTTCAGCAGCTGTATCTGCAAGAACTTGTTTAATAGTTCTTACAGTGCCATGTTTTTTCCTTTCAATTTCTGCATATCTTTGAGTGTCTGAAGGCGAAGCTGCCTCCCCATACCTAGATGCGGCGTCCATCCAACCTAGTTGATCTTTAGCAGATCCCGGTATAGAGAACGCACCACCTAATGCAGTACCCGCAATAGCAGCATTGGTAAGTCTTTCTTGAAACTCATCATAATCAAACAACTTGTCTGACCCTTGGACAGCAGCTAAGTAACCAATAGTTTCTTGACCTACTTCTGTAAGTCCCTCTGCTGCACCACCAATACCTACACGAGATATGATACGTTTAGCAGTAGCTGCACCTGTCAGTTGAGCTTTTGCCATAGCTTGAACATCTCTTGCAAACACTGCAGTAGCAACATCTACTTCCTTTTTAACTAAAGAATTAGCAGCATCAGACGTTATTTTATTCTTCTTTGCTAGTTCAGAAGCCATATCTTTTATTGCTTTAGTTGGGTTAGTCTTGACAAGAGATCCAGTAATACCTTTTAAACCAAGAGTATCTAGGACTGTCATAGCTATACCTGCACCAATAGCTAATGAAGCAGACTTATTCTCATCTGGCCCTTCCATCTCGTTCCATACCCCACCTGCAAACATCATTGCTGGTAGTGAATAAGATGCACCAAAGGTTACAGGTGCAGCTAGTTTGCCAGCCGCTGTGACTGCCATGTAAGGAAGGGACATAGCCAGTGTACTACCTAAGTACTCAAACAAAGATCCAACACTGTCAACATCTTTGTAGTTTTGTATAACACTACCATAGTCACCTAGCTTTCCACGTTGACTTTCAACTCCTAGCTCACCCCAAGTTTCTAGACCTTCAAGTCCAAGCTTTGAACCAAACATATCAGCCACACCAAAAGCATTTTCACCTACTCCTGTCCAACCTTTAATCCAACCATCCCTTAAGAACTGTTCTGATTCATTGTTTATAGTTACGCCAGACTTTCTACGTTGAACATCTCTTGTGAAGTAGTTATCTAATTCTTTTGATGCATCTTTACGAGACATACCTTGAGAGATAAAGTAATCAATGTAATCAGCACGTTCTTTTTCTGTCTCAAGTGTTTTCTTAAACCCTAAAGACTTAGCCCCTGCCTCTGCTTCTGCAGTCTTAACATCAAAAGCTGCTTGATCAAAAGCACTAGCCTCGGCATTGCCAGACATAACACGATTTTTCCTTTCAGCTCTTGCAAGATCACGTAGTATTACATCACCTTCACTACTGTATTTTGATATGTCAAATACACCAGCACCTAAAAGAGCAGTGTTAAAGCTTTCACCCTTATCATTAGTTAAATCAATTAATTCTCTGCCATACATGTCAGTTTTTATTGACCCATCAGGATTACGGAGAGGTTTAATATTAGTAAACCCCTCCTTATTAGCAAGACTTGAAATTATTTCAGTAGTTCTAGAACCACCTGCAGTTCCCTGTTTAAATTTACCATCAACTATTTTCTCAACTTCAGCAGCATTGTAACCACTGAGTCGATACCTTTTTGAACCATCTTTATTAGACAAAGTATCTGCATCAACAAAATAATTATCTGAACTACCTAGTTTATTAGGTTTCCACTCTATAGCTTCATCTAATAATCCCATACTAATCTCCTTTTAATTATGTATTAACTTATTTTACCAGCTTCTTTTAAAGCTGCGTAATCTTCTTGAGTTTGTTCTAACATGTATAACATATAACCACTCACACGATTACCATCAAGCGCACCTCTAATTATGTATGTGTCTCGGAGTTCCTTTGAGATACCACCATTTTCTTCAGTCAGTCTCCATGACTTTGTTAAATCACTCTCACGTAAGAATTGAGAGAATTCAATTAACCCACCTGAAGTTAAATCAGGGGCAACAGTGGACACCATGTCGTTCATATTTTCAGTCCACTCATTAACCTTAGAAGTTTCAACAAGAACATCTTTCTTACCATTGTTATACATAAAATCAGATGGATCTCCAGCCTTAATGGTTACCCATTGTTCATTTAGGTATCCTTCAATTTTACCCACCTTAACCTTATTGTTTATATCTACTAAAACTTTATCAAAGGCAGCTTTATATAGTCCGGGTAAT